CAAAGAGGCCCATTCTAAGTTGAAAGGCAAAACCTCTAATAGCTGTTGTAGGATCAGAAGAGAGATAGTCTAGGGTACTAAACTTAACCTTGCCCAGTCCAATAGACTCTTCACCAAAAGCCTTAAAAATCTGTTCATTGTTCCAGATAATAAATCTTTCCCAAGACTTAGCAAAGTTGCTCTGCTCATTAAGTCTACTTAGAATAACCGCTTGCTCTCTTGCAAAGGCTCTTCCTTCGATAGTACCTGTATTAATTACAGCCTCTCTAATCTTCTGGATATTCGGAAGATTCTTAATGCTGTTAAAGTTGTCGATATACTTCTCACCCTTCTTCATAAAATCGGGAATGGCCGTATCGAAGTATCTTGTCGTAGCTGCAATATTAACGCCTCTTGTATACTCTCTTTCAATAGCCTCAAGAGGGTTACGCATGTGAATGCCCTTAGCCCCGTACCCGTGGAGGATAAGGTCAGGTCTTCTACCAACAGGGTTTGTATTCAGATCATAAAGATCACGGAATGTCCTCTTACCATCAAAGGTAGTATCCATTTTTTCAACTCTAACATCAGAGTAAGAAAGACCGGCTTCATCCATAAACTTAATGAAGTCATCAACATCTTCGATATTAGGGTTGAAAGAATTGTTAGCACGGATGATATCATCTAGACCGGGAGCAGCCCTAACAGCTTCTACATTACCACGGTAAACATCTCTCACTGCTTTCAAGATTGTATTAATTTCTGTAACAGCCTTATTCGTAATACCCTCTGTCCTCTCAACAAGGACTGTCTTTGGAGTAAGTGTTCTCTTAGCACCAGAGATTGTTTCAACAATATTGTCTTGAACAACAACGTGGCTGGCATTCGGCAAGGCTCTATTAGCTCCCGGCTTATAACCGAGAACATCGGCGTGAGCTAGACCACGGTTGTTTTCAAGAGTCCCTGTAACGTAAAACTGCTTATAATCACCGAGGTCAAGTCCAACCTCATCTCTAATTTCGTAAACAGCTTTACCTTTAATATCACTAGCCTTTACAAGTTTACCAGTATCAAAGTCAAAAACATCTTCACTATCTGCGACAGATACCTTCTTAATCTTCTTGTCTATACTGTTCTTAAATCTACCGATAAACTCATTGTTATTGATAGCTGTCTTAAGAGCATCATCAGCCCTAAGAATATAAGCTGTTTCGTAAAGATCTGCCCTAAGCTTATAGGCTTTGTAGACCTTTTCAGACGGAAGAGTATTTGTATAACGATAGTAAATGTTATTAAACTCAGCTTCATTATACCAGTTTCTTCTGGCATAGTCATTAGTCAGTTCATTAACAACATTCAACAGTCCATCTTTTTCCTTCCTAGAAAGACCAGAAAGGGACTTACCAAGCTCTTTACCAATTTGTCTACCAACAGCATTCAATTTAATAATGCCGCTTTTCATAATAGCTTCTGTTGTAAGATTGCTGGTAACTTCTGGAGACATTAGGAAGTCAAGGGGAAGACTTCTAAGTTCCTGTTGTTCCTTTGTAAGAGAGGTCTTAAGAGAAAACTCAATAGGAAGTGTACGACTTCTCTTAACGACATACCCATCTACAAGTTTAACAAGAGTCCCACCAAGTTGAGCAGCAGCCTTTTCACCAGATACCTTTGTCTTAAACGGAGTACCGTCTTTCCTACCCATGTAAACAGTAAGATCGTAGGAGTTCAATCCACCAATATCTTCAACCTTAAGAGCAGCAGTAACATCGGATACAGGCTCAGCGGCAACAGGAGTAGTAGTAACCTTTGGTTTAATATTCAGGATCTTGTTTGAACCAGAGATAATACCATCCTGCCTAAGCTGCTTGATGTACAGGAAAGTATCTTTCTTCTCAAGACCAGAGACTTTCATAAAATCTGTTAGGCTGAAATCCTTACCAGCTTTCTCAGCAGTCTTTACAACATCAAGTGCTTTCTTATAGACAGACTTTCTAACTCCCGGCAGGAGTTCACCAGCAGTTTTACCGGCAACTTTAACAGTCTTTGTTGCTTTACCAGTAGCAACAATTGGGATATCTCTCGTTACGTTTAGAATGCCGTAGCTTGTTGTCCTAGTCAGATCCTCTGCATACTTCTCTACACTCTTTACAAGTTCATCGGGAGTTGCAACCTGAGTCTTATAAATATTCAGTGTCTTCTGGAGTACCGCATTAATCTTATTAGAAGCCTCGACGTCGTAGACGGGCCTCATTGTCGGAGTAATAGCATTCTCAGCATTAACTGTAGCTACTCTAGAGATACCGGGGGCAGTCTGACGGGGAAGCTCAACAGAAGTTTCTACTCCATCTACAATTGCTCTCTTAACGACATTATCACCAGCAGCAACACCACTGGTAGCAATCTTCATGTCTGCTGGATCTACGGCAGTAGCAACTCTGGTAGCATCAACTGCGGCATCTGTCGCCTTTGCAAGCTTAGCAACCTTGCCAGCACCCAAAGCAGCAATGTCTACAGCAGCCCAAAGGGCTTCATTCTCAGTTAGTCCCTGTGCAAGAGTACCCTCTGAAAGTTGAGAAAGGTAAAATGTATTATCTCCGATAAGACCAAAGGATGCCATTTCGTTAGCAATCTCTGCTGCTACTGCATCTGTCTCTTCAATCGGGGAGTCGAGGAGTCTCTTATACCACCCCTGTTCTCTCGCGGTCTTACCACCAATGCCAAGGACATAGGCAACATTCTCAAGAGAACCGTAGGTAGCTTCTCTGCCAAGGTATCCAAGGAAGTCTACTGTTGTTCCGAAGATACTCCTTTCGGGCATAATCTTCTGAACTGCTGTCCTAAGCTTCGCCATCTTAAGGAGACGGGTATCTGAGATAGAGAGTGGATCTGCTACAACCTTCTCAGCTACATCAATATCTTCTTTAGCAACTGCAAAGATTTGCTTATTCTTTACATAGTTTTCAAGAGACTGCTTCATCTGCTCTGGTGTTTTCAAAGAGCGATAAGCCTCTTCAAAGACGTCTCTCTCAGTAACTCCAATAACTGCTGAAGGAGTAATAGATGCAGTTCCCTCAAACTCAGCCTTATCTACAGCCTGACTAACGGGCATACCTGTATTATCAGCATACCTCTCAGCGAGAGAAACAATAAATTCCTTTCTTTCCTTAATCTGCTTTTCAGCAGAAGACTCTGGAAAGATATTAGGAGTTGTTTCTTCGACGGTAGGGAAAATACTGGTAGGATTATCCATTATACAACCTGTCCAAAACTCGGAAATCTAAAGGTAGTTTTCTGTAGACCGGAGGCAAAGTCACCAATGGAGGAACCAAGAGATCCAATACCAGCCGCAATACTAGCACTCTGCTGATACTTAGCAGCCTGATTAAGAGCAGCCTGTTGTCTCTTCATACTCTCAGCAGTCATGCCTTGGAAAGCAGTAGCAGAGAGAACCTGATTCTGAAGACCAGAGAGACCACCAGTCAGTGCTGTACTTGCTGTCGGACCCTGACCAGCACCAACCTGTGCGGCTACGTTGACTGTCTGACCACCTGCAATTGCCTGTTCACGAAGCATACGCCGTCTTTCACGGGCATCAGCACCCCTCTGCAAAGCTCTTTGTTCTCTTGCAGCCTTCTCCTGTGCCTTAATAGCCTTATTCTGCTGGACCATACCAAAGATACCAGCACCAGCACTAACCAACAAACCTACAGCAGCAGCCATGTTATATTTCCTTCCAATGTACTATTTCTTTCTCAGTGTACCCAAGTTTCTTGTACACCTTGTTTAGATATTCTGGACTAAGATTATGAAAGGTACTGATGCAGAGTGTATCCGCCTTCATATACTTTCCCCAAGACTCAAAAGCCTTCAGCATTTCTAGTCCGTATTTTCTACTTTCTTCTTTTACAAAGATAGCCATACAATAGGCTAGTTTAGTAGAGTGAAAGTAGTGTTCTGTTACATGCCCTAGGATAAACCCCTTAATTTCTTCGTCGATTACGAGGACAATCCCCGCAAATAGTTCGTTGATTAACGCAGTATTAAAGAGGGCTTCGATCTTCTCTTCTTCAAAGGGTTTATCCGGTAGGACAGCTTTAATAGGTTCTTTTGCTAGTTCTAATACTTCGAGGTAATCTTCTGGTTTAATATATCGAATACTAATATCTTGGGTTGCTTGCACTTATCATTTCCCAACCAATGAGATAAAAGTCTTTCCCTTGCTCTGACTCAAATTTTAAGCGTAGAACCCTACCCTTACCTCTAATCTTTGTTCTACATACAATTGTATCATAGGGATAGGCAAATGTCAAATTACTTGGATTAACAATAGTATAGTTCATAGCACGATAAATTTGACTGGGGGTACTCCACCTAGAACTATCTCCTGAAAGATCCCACTTAACTGTAAGAGTACAACTAGAAGGATAATCTACTTCATATCCTGCTCCAGAGGCTACAAAGTTTTCTTCTGTTCTCTTCAAGTAAGTTGTAATATACGGGGCATTCTTCTTCAACGTAGCAGAACCTTGAAAATCGTAACCCGTCTCAGCGTATGAACTGTAATTTGCAGTATCCCAGTCAAGGAAGTCTCTATTAGTAAAAGTAGCAAAAGTCAGTTTCCTAACTCCAGAAACAACTATAGATGTAAGAAACTTTATTTCTGTTGGGACTGTACTAGAAACATCTACGGTTTTTACAACTATATCGCTAGTAGCATCAATAACTTGATTTTCGGCAGTTCCAGCAACAATGTTAATAACAGCATCTTCTGCACCAAGACCGGAAAGGAACACGCCATCTACAATATACGGAGTACTGCTTGCTTTATCAGAAACAGTCCAAGGAAAGAAAGCTTGAAGAGACATATCAAGAACAAGTATCTTGTTTTTCTTATTTACAATTGTTTCAGTCTCAGAAGAGTACATCCAATAAATTCGATTATTTAATCTATCAAAGATAGAAGTAGCACTTTTCTTAGCAGAGTTACCAATATTATCGTAGAATGTCTTAATATTATCAGAGATAGAAGTAACTGTTGGAGAATTATTCTCTACTGTAATAGCAAAAATACCAGAGACTCCCCAATAAATTGGTGTTCCAGAAACATTAGAAAGTGTTCTAGAATTTACAATACCAAAGTTGGAGATCTTACTAACGTAATATTCAGTAGCTTTAAAGACCTGATCAACGCCACCAATAGCCCATACGCCATTACTAGCGAGGACATAAAGAACGGAGCCTGTTGGAAAGAGAGCTTTAATATCCGAGATATCGGGGATAATAATATATCCACCATCTGAGTCTACAACACCAGCAGTATCTTCTGCTGTTGGACTTGCCATCTGATAGCACTTGCCAAAGTCATCTTTATTCTCGACAACTTTCGAGAAGAAGATCTTTCCACCATTCTTAGAAGAGTTCAAACCAGCATACCAAACTCTTCCAGCATAAGAAGCAGTGCAAGAAAATCTTGAACTTTCGTTTACAACTGGAAGATTATTTATTGTAACTGGTGTATACTCTGTTGCTTTAGATCTATCTTGATTAAAGAAGTCAAGAATAAAGAAACCATTTGGAGAAAGGGTATTACCTGAAGCAGTTGTATAAAACTGGCTTGCATTGAATTTAATACCCTTTTCAGGAGGAGAGGTTTGTTCTACATAAAGTTTTCCAAAATACCAAGGTTTGTTTCTAGGAGGATAACCATAGAAACCACCTTCAACTAAATACTGTTCATAAGGCGTTGGTTCCGAAGGACTACCAACAAAAGTAACTCTTTCTACCCAACCCATATTGAACAAATCATACTGATAATTCTTTGTAATACCACCATTTGTATCTTCTGGAACAAAGTCATTTGGAATAACTTTTGTTACAGTACCAGTAATATTATCATCTAAAGAATAGTTTGAACCACTAAGAGTAAAAGTAAAAACTCTATTTGAAGTAACAGTATTTACTAAAAACTCTCCGTTAAACTGAGAAAGATTACAATCAATTTTGATAGTATCCCCAGCTTCTAAAGCATGCTTATTCAATGTAGTAATCGTAACTGTATTACTAGTTCTTACAATACTATCAATATCAGAAGACATATTAAGGTATTCAAAGTCTCTAATTTCAATCTTAATTTTAGAGACAGAGATAGTATTATCGTTTGAATTATAAACTACTCTAATTGGATGAATAGCTTGAGATACAATTACAAGGTATCCGATGGAAGAAGAAACACTTATCGGAGAAGTCGCAGTATCAAATTCATTTTCAGCTTTATAGTCTAGAAGATTAATTGAAAAGGGTTTCTCGCTAAGCGAAAGTGTTGAGTAAGACTTATCGTAAAAGTAAACTTTGCTGTTTACCTGAACAACAAGAAACTCAGCACCACCAATACCAGAAACATTCTGCCAATTTTGCGTATGAATGAACGCATTAGATCCGGCAGTAAAGGAACTTCCAATATAATTCTCTTCAAATTCGATACCCCTCCTTCTCTGCCTAGCACCGTTTTTAAGGAGATCGCAGTTCAATTCATCAGAAGAAGCACCATCAGGATAGGTCATAACAGAGGCTTCGGTAATAAGCCCCTTGATAAAGTTGTTTACAGGTTTAGTGCTATACGTCTGTACCAATCTTTTTACCCTTCGTCTTCAGTGGAGGAGCCTTATCCTCACCAAACATTCTATCCCACTTAGCCTCTTTGCTTTCGGGTATACTGTCCAACCAGAACTCAAGATCTGCTAATGCTGACTTTCGGCTAGTGTAATATCCTGAAAGATGGTCTGGAATACTACCAGAGTCTGTACCAATCCTGAACATACTGTAACCATCTTCAGGTTTGTAAATCGTATACTTTGCTTTTCTTTTAGGACTTGTAATTGTAAGGACTGTACCTTCTTTATTGTCTTCTACAACGATAAGGTCATTATCGGTTTCGGCCATAGTCATTCAAAACCCTCACTTCAGGTGTCTTAGATCTATTGTTTCTCTGGAAGTATCTGTGCTTTCTAGCAAACTGTTCTACCTTCGGGTCTGCCCCTCCCTTAAGGAGAGACAGCGCCCGAGATTTAACCTCTGCAAGGTAGTAGGGAAAAATACTATCATCCATATCTGGCGTTGCATCATTGGTCATAGTAAAAGATGGTAGCTTTGTACCAAGTACCAATGACTTGCTTGTCTGAAGAGTAGTATCGATAGAAGAATCATAACTATCGAAACAAAGATACCTATCATCAAATGATGTATAATAGTCAGGCATCTTGTTATTCAGAATTGGAAGAGAAATACCAGATGTCGGATCGGTAACAATAATTACTTCGGATGCAGAGGTATCCCTCTTAACAATTCTCTGAATAAATTCATCCGGTAGAACATAATCAATGAGCTTATATTCGAGTTCCCCAGCAGTTTCTGATACATTGTATCTCAACTCCTTAATCTTTGTGACGCTGTTTGCATCCATAAAATTGGGCCTAGCGGAGTTAGAAAGACCAGAGATTGTAACCAACTCCGAGTGTTCCGGAAGTTCGTAAGTTGTAATTACATCATAGTAGACACTCCTGCAAATATTAGAGATTTGGGTTGCTTCTACCGTATCGGAAATGCTGTTGACTTCATCAGAGTCCATATCATTCAGGACATCCTGAACCATCTCCAATAGTGTCATTTTAGCTGTAGCCATTATTATCTAGCCCTATGTATTCTAGATGAAATCAAACTAATATTTCTAATATTACCAGTACCAGAAGGAAGAGAGCATTTAATTTTAGCACCATGAGAGGCCATATTTGCTGTTACATACACCAGTGAAGTTTCAGAAATAAACTGATTAGTTTTCAGCAACGGAACACTCTTCTCTGCAAGGAGAGTACCATAAGTAGTTCCATCTGAGGAACCATACAAAGAGATATCAAGATAAGCCTGAGAGCCTGATAGACTAACCAATTCAAAAGATAGCGTAATAGCCATCAAATCGCCAGTGGATACAAAAAGAAGAGTATCCGTACCCAACGTCATTAGGGTACTATCAACACCATTGAAAGTTACAGGAAGATTTGTTTCAACAGACTTTAAATCAAAGGGTATTGTTTGTGCAGTATTATTAAGTTGGAAGTATGTTGTACTCGTATACGTTGTATTTGTATAATGTCCCCAACCACTACCCGGAATATTAGAGAGGTTCTTCCAACTACCAGAGGAACTACCATTGGCTACATAAACCTGATTTGAACTGGCAGTAGAAATACCCTTCGGTTCATGAATACCATCTGTATCAGTCAAAGCGGAATGTTGTACGTTAGCCATTTAAGTATCCTATATTAGTATCAACCGGGGGAACCATAAGTATTATTATACCATTTCTTTTTAACTTGTCAACGAGAAATAGGGAGGCTCCGAAGAACCTCCCCGTAGTGTATTACACTTCGATATACTGGATCACCAGCTTACCACGACCAGCGGTGAAAGCATCACCAGAGGTTGTCGGAGTCGTATAGACGTAAGCATTGGCAGAACCAACCGAAGCCGTACCAGCAGACAGAGCGCCATCGCAACGCACAACCTTAGTGGCACCCAGCGCAGCAAGAGCGATAGTAGCGTCAATGCCATCAGCATCAATCACAGTACCGTCCTTCTGAGCCAGACCGATTGTCAGAGTAGCTGTACCCGCAGAGGTAGCAGCAGTCGTAACAATAAGGTAAGCATCGACGATGTACGAACCAGCCGGAATATACGCCTCATGACCGTCAGCAGCGGCAGTGATAGCCGTAGCAAAGTTAAAGTCAACAGCGATGCTCTTAATGGGGCCACAAGCCTCAAGACCAGCACCAGTCTGACCAGCGTCCGGGTTAGTAAAACGGACTTCAAGACCGTCCGAGTTTGTCCAATCAGCCATAATTTATCCTCCTATTACACAGCAGCGTTCGACAGAACGACAACAAGGTTCTCAGGACGGTACAGCTTCACGCCATAGCGGGCGGTTGTAACAAACTCTGTACGCTGGAAGTCCTTATTGTACTCAGTATCGACTTCCGGCATCTGTCTCCAAGCGCCGATGAACGGAGCAACCGAAGCATCAGCAGAGAAGAACAGGTTCGCCTTAAACCCAGCGCAGTTCACAGTCTCAAGCGTTTCCGAAGAGATCGTAGCCAGACGCTGCGAAGTGTACACATCAAAGCCGTAGACGTTACGGACGAAGCGCATACCCGTTGCAATACCCGAAGACACGATACCTTCGAACATCGGGTTGTTGTTGATGCCAACAAGCTGAGTCGCCGTTTCGATTGTGTAGGCCACAGACGGGTCCACAATAGCGACACGGTTGTTAGCCGAGACATTGGCAAGGTTCAGCGAAAGGTTAGCACGGGCAAAGTCAGCCACATTGATAACATTCGAGGAACCCGTAGCAACATAACGATGCTTACCACCGTTAATAGCGTTCGTGTTAGCAGCCGTCTGCTGAGACTGAAGACCAAGGACTGTTTCCTCGACATGCTCCATAATGGCTCTCTCCTGCTCCGGAACGAAGCGAGAAACAAGCTCATTCATGTAGAACATATCCTGCTCAGCCTTCTTCGTCACATAAGTACCCGAAGAGAGGTACTCAGTGATCTGGAAGGTGAACTGACCAGTGTCCAGAGGACGATACTTCACCGACTCATCTTCAGCGTAGTCATCAACATACGCCTGACCGATGGACGGGATCTTGAACGTATCGCCATCAGGGAACTCCTGAAGCCAGCGAACGTACTTCTGAGCCATAAGCTCATCACGCAGAATTTCCTTAAGCTCTCTCGACCACACTTCCGAGCGAGTAAGGAGGGTAGTATTACCAGTTGTCATACCCGACATATCTGATCTCCTTCATTGTTAAGATTAAGATTTGTAGAACTTATCCCCAAGTCTAGTACGATCCTGAAGCATCATGTTCTGGATCTTCGGGGAATAATAGAGACTCCTATTCTCCTTACGGAGCTTCTGATAATACTCAAAATCTCTTTCCTGAGAATTGGAGTTAAAGTTTTCACTTCGAACTGAAGATTGAGTTGTCATAGAAGTTACCTTCTTATTATTGTTATTAAACCCAACCAACTGGAAGAAAGCTGTCGGAGACTCCGCTGCAATTTCCTTAAGTCTTTCGAGCGACATATTAAGTTCTGCACTCTTCGCCTTAAGGATCTGACCGGCCTTGTCACCGTACTGCTTCTCCATCTCTTCGTTTACAACAGAGAGATTCTGAGTAACAGTCCTGCTTCTTTCCTTCTCAGTAATAACTTTTTCTACAAGGGCTTCAATATCATCACTCGCTCTCTGAGTGGTATTCTCAGTATTAGAGGGACTAGGTGTACTGGAAGAAGGCTGTTCTGCCGTAGTCTCAGAAGCCTTGTTCATCTGCTCAAGGAGGGACTTAGCATAATCTTGCTTAGCAAGTTCTGCCCGAAGCTCATCAAGGGTCTTTGTAATCTCACCGATATGCCTATCAGCTTCGAGTTTACCCTTAGCAAGCGATTCGACATCCTTGAACTTCTTGCCTTCTCCAACCAACTGTGTTACATAAGAATCGTTTGTCGGATTATTAGTAATCTCAGTTGTTACAGTTTCCGTTGTCGCGGAAGAAAAAACGTCAGTCATTTATAATACCTCTTGGTCTAGGTTAGAATTTGAGAATGTTAAGGACTTCTGTCAAAGCCCGATTATAACCATTTCTATCAGCTTGCTTATAAGCCCAACTCGGGTTGTCATAATCTTCCGATAGTGTTATTTCTTTAATCTTTGTTTTAAGGATGCTCTCCAGCTTTTCCAGAACATCCTTAGAAGAACTTACTTGCTTCTTGAAATCTTCCTGCTGGTCTTTCGGAAGATCCATAAACCAAATTGTTTTCATTAACTCAGAACTCCGTGCTTAAATTCCTTGTTCTGCTGCAATCATATTCTCTTCGTTAGCAATCAACTGAACTTCCTGCGCTGTCTTCTGAGTTTCGTAGTTTTCATAGACAGAGATGTTCTCGCTAAACAGGTTCTTCTCACCGAGTTCTTCGGCAAGGATTCTGGCAAATTCCTTACCACTCATATGAGCAGCAACGGAGGGATCAGCCGATTTAATCTGCCAAAGCTGCTGGAGGTTCTGCAATCTCTGCGCTCTCTCAGCAAAGTGTCTTGCACCCATTGGAACAATCTTACCCTTCGCAGTAATATCTTCCTTCGTAATCGTCTGGAAGATCGTAGTCCCGATAGCTTCATCGAAGACACGGATAACATCAGAGGCATCCATATTGCGTCTAGCAGCCTCAAGCATAGCATTCAGGATAGGCTCTACGAAGATGCGCTCGAAGTGCTGGGTCTTGTTCTGGAAGATCCTGCTGGCTGCATTCTGGAGGCTGTTAATCTCGAAGGCTGTCTTTTCACCGGGGGTTCTGATACCCATAGCCTCTCTCGGCGCACCAGCAAGCTGTTCCATTCTATTCTCAAGAATGTTAATCTGGTTATCAGCCGTAAGAGCCGTACCAGCAGCATCAGACTGGAGGTAGGAGACATCACCTTCATCGCCGCAGTAAATTCTAGACCCCGGCTGGAAGTCAAAGTCTTCAACATCACCCTTAATCTTAATAACCGGGAAGGCTACCTGATCGAATACGTCAGCGCGGAGGTTCTCAAGGTGGTCAATGCGGTACTGCATACCAACGAGGTTGTCCAGTGGACCCATAGCGTACAAGTTATCGGGTCTTTCTCTCCAACCGACATGGTAAATTG